TGCGGTATAATACCTTCTTTGTATAATTCTAACATAGCTTTCTTAGTCATGTCAGCTGCACTACCTTGAATTAATTTATTAAGTGCTTTGTATGTGTAGGCCCTTCTTATCCCTGGTCCATGTTCCCTGAGTGCTTCCTCATGTGGTAATGCTTTATGCATACCGAACTGGTTTGGCTCCCATAGATGAAACCTACACAACCTACCTAGCAACGTTCTTATTTGCCCCCGATCCTGTGCTCTATTCGACGCTTTCTCCATAAGTTGTTTAACAAATGGTACACGTGAATGATAAGTATTAAATAAATCTGCAGCTTTGTCTTTTGTTACACCTAGCTCTGCTTGAAGTTTAGCTTTACCCATACCATAAAATAATCCAAGGTTAATTGTTTTAGCCTGGGACCTTGGTATCTGTGCCATGTCAGCTACAGTCTGGTGAAAGTCTGCGCTAGAGTCATTACTATAAGACTCAACAACATCGTATACTGATGGTAATTTATATAAAGATGCATAGTGTACAACAAGTCTTGGTTCCTGTTGTGAGTAATCAAATACACCCCATTTACAATTTTCTTCTGGTATAAACAAAGATCTTATCTTTGGTCCAAGATCTTTGTTACGTGCAGGTATTTGTTGTAGGTTTGGATTCTGATAACTAAATCTACCTGTCACCGTACCACCACCTGCGTTACGTAATTGATTTATCTCTGCATGTATTCTACCTTTGTGTTCGTATCGTAGAATAGAATCTATAAATGTTGTATGTGCTTTGTTTATTTCTCTTGCTTGTGCAATCATTTTAACAACAGGATGTTTGTGTTCTTGTAAAAAATTTTTTGTAAAACTTGGTGCTGCTGTTTTTTCTGTACGTGGATACTCTAATCTTAATACATCAAATACAGTTGCGATAGATCTTGCTGCCCATATTTGTGTGTCAATATTTGTTTCACCTTTTATCTTATGTAATAAATCTCTTTCTTGTGATAGTAATTCTTTTTTCATAGCGTGAGCTCTTTCAATATCTACACGTACACCTTTGAACCTCATGTCAACCAGGCAGTGAAACAAATTAGATTCTAAATCAAATATATCTTCCAGGTCCTGATTAATTATTTCTTTTTTCATCTCTTGCCATAGTCCAAGAGTTATTTCTGCATCACGTTCTGCGTACGCACCTGCATGCATTGCAGGTAGTTTATACATTTCTGATTTTGGATCTATACCCCATTCTTCTGCAGCCTCTGCAAGTGCAGCTTCATTTTTACCATAGCCTAAGTAATGCCAAGATAAACTATTTAAATCATATCTAAATCTATTTTCATCTGTTAATGCAGATGCAATCATAGTGCATGCTATGTCACCATTTATTTTTAAACCTAAAGATTTTAACCAACACACATCATATATTGCGTTGTGAAAAATTTTTGTTGATGGTGATTCTAAAATATCTTTCAACCAAGATATAACTCTTGCTCTATCCATGTTACCACCACCTTCGTGAGCTATTGGAAAATATCCTTTGTAATGTTTTGTAGCTACAGCAATACCTATA